GAGAAATGATATAGCCGATTGATCCGTTATACAAGGATAGAATATTCTCCCAGTTATCGGGTTCAAAAATAGGCTCACCCCACCCCCATGACTTCGGCGGCTTGCGACCGACACACCAATGCAGGTCACGCTTAAATCCCCAGTTCTCCCAATGTATCAGCATGGAGGGCAACGTATTAGTCAAGACACGCTTGCAGTTGGCACCGACAAATCCTGTAATGGAACCGGGCATACGCTGCATGTTGCGCAAATTCCATGCCGCATGAATCAATCCTTTCCCGATACCACGACCACCCACAATCACCGAATCTTTGGCCGCCGTGTACATCACTTCCTGCTGAGGGTCATTAAAGTATTGTTTCATTATTCTTTCGGTTTAGGATTAAAGATATCATCTTCATTGAACTCAACCTCTTCAAAGTCCACATCCTCAATATCGTCAGACCAATATTGTTGAATCTTTGATTTAATTCTATCCCGGACATTAGGAATAGGCTTGATGCCAAGCACGGTCGGATCATCCGTCGGCTCGAAAGGCTGCACTATAATCTTATCATAACCTTTGTCCAAGATGTCTTCTTTATCCAACTGGGTGTATTTGCCATAGTAATTGGCGGCAGCCCCCATGGCGCGCGCATCCTTGATACGCCGGGCCATTTCGAAGGTCTCATCAATCATCTGGCAGAACTTGTAGCGATGGTAATCCTTGGTTGTCTTGGCCAAGTCACCCAACAGACGCTTGATAATGCGTACATCATCGTATGCGGAAGATTTGCTGATCTTGTAACGATACTCCAGTTCCTGCACAATCTCCAGATCCTTTTTGCGCGGGAACTGCAACCAGTAATTATACATATCCCGGAGCCGGATCAACCGCTGTTGAATCAGTTCGGGAATGCCGTCAGCCGCCATCTCGTTGACATCGGCGAACAGATATTTCTCACATACTTCTATCGTAGCAGGTACAGGCATAATTATTACAAATCTTCGTCAGCGTCCATATTCAACAGATAACCGTTTGTCAGCGACACCGCCAACGGACTGCCCACATTCGCCAGCTCGATCTCCTGTCTACGCAGTTTCAGTGCAGTAGATGCCTTGGCGTGATAATACACCCTGGAAACAGGCGAATTACGGTCAAGGATATCTAGACGCAGCGTGTCCGCATCCACATCAAGCAGCACTGCCATATCGGATATAGGGGTCAGCAGAGCCGCCAGCTCGCTGATCCGATCAAGTTGTTCCGTTGAATAGACCATCCAGTTGTATAGCGTTAGTATTAATCATATGAGCGTAACGCTCTCTCAGTTGTATAAAAACAGCGGGATCGGTTGTGATGATTCCGCTCTCAGTACGATTGCCCCTTGTCTGATTCTGTGAGGTGCATATCGACACCTGCCACCTCGCATTTTGAATGAGAATCACTTTCGAATGATTTTCAGACAGGTACACTTCATCGAACACATTGGCAATGAAAGTATAAAGATTGACCGTCTTACGGGATGCTTTCAAGTCCGCCAACATGGTAGCCCGGGTAAGCTGACCGCGCCGCTTCAAGCGATAGATCCGGCGTAGGAACTCTTCGGAAGTGGAAAAGGTGGAGATGTAAATCTCCGCCGGACCAGTCTCGCTCAGAATCATCTCGATGATGTCGAATAGCTGCACACGGTTATCCAAATACGCTTGCAAGGGTGCTTCGGACAGTGGCCGCAACAGTTGCCTAACCTTTTTCATCGGTTGAGATGGTCACTCCCACCGCCGCCAGTTCCGCTGCCTGTGTCTCATCCACCCCATTACCGGTAGCAACCAGGAAGTCATACCGCTGCTGCACCTTCTGCAACAAGGCAGTAAACTTGCCGGCATTTGTATCCTTCAACTCCGCCAGCTTCTTCTTGTTATCAGACAGATACTTGCGTGCCGCACCCACTTTTTTAGCGATTTCAGCCGGGTCCAGACCGGAAGCATCTTCCGTCTTCGTCACCGGATCATCGGGCTTATAATCATCGTATGCCTGCAGGTTGGCACAATACTTCTTGTCCGCTTCATCAAGCAGCTTCAGGTATTCGTAACGGTCACAAGCCGGCGCCGACTCCATGCCCTTCAGCTGCTCAAACAACTCTTTGATCTTAAACCATAATGCCCCGTTATCCGTCCACAGACGTTGAATCTCAGGGGGAAGGCGGTCATGATCCATACGCCTGCCTTTGGCGACATTCGCCTCCGGGAACTCATCATCCACATCCAGTACCGGAACACCTCCGTCTATAATCCGTTGTGCGGAAGGTATGACCGTGATATTCATCCGTGCGATATCAGACACGGTTTTTCCATCCAAACGGATTTTCAAGTGCTTGCGCAATTCGTACTCCACCTTATCGGCAAACTTTTCCGGCTTGCGGATTACATTCTGGAACAAAATCTTATTACGGTTCAAGGACAACAACAGAGTGGCACCCGCCACCACATCACGCTCAGAAGGCGGTGTATCCAGATAGTCCTGTATTTTATGAGTCAATTTCTCATCCATATATTAAAATATTAAAAAGTGGCGGCATAGACCAGCCACACCACCACTCCGATTTATAAACTTAAAGAATCAAGGCTCATCCAAAGAAGAATCGCTCCATGCGGAACCGTCCGCACCGGAGATATCCCCATCCTCCGTCTCAATTTTACCCGGATAGAACGGAGCCGGGCACACATCGGTCGCCTCTATCTCAAGCGTGGTACCAGCCTCTCCGGTAACTCCCTCACCCAATGCCTGGGCGGGCTTGGTCACCGTCTCGAACTCCTCACACCCCATCACACGGAACTTGCCGTTGCGCTGCTGTACAAGATAGACCAGATCATCGGCCATCGCCTGACGGCAGAAACCCGCCGCATCTTCTTCAGTACCCGGATGCTTGATCGTGCATTTGTTCAAAGACGTGGTGCTTGGACGTTCTCCCTGCACCTCGGTAGTCACATTGGATTTGGCGGACAAGGAATTGATCGTAAGCCACTTCTTTTCCGCCGCCATCGTGAAATTACCCTTGTAAGTCGCCAACTCTCCCATGCTTTTCGCCTCTTCGAGTTTGGGCAGTTTGGGCCAAGCTGCAATATTGGATTTCTTCTGAAAGAAAACCTTCGGACGGATGCCCGGAAGCACCGTCTGACCGTCACACCAGTTCAGTGACTGGTAAATATCCGCTGTCGTACAATCTTTTGCCATATCACCTCCTTATTTTAGATCGGGGTTGTACCATCAATGGATGCCACCAGCAGACGCTCCTTGGACAAACTTTCGAACTCCACACCGAAAAACATCGTCGCGATAAACTGGAGCACAAATGCCTTGAAGCGTGCCACCTCCACGTTCTCTTCCTCACCGGTCTGATTAACACCCACCAGCATGTTACGCTTGACCGTCATGTGGATGAACGGACTGTTCTTCTTATTCGCCAACGGCACAATGTTCACATTGTCAAACCCCTCGACATAGTACTGCTTGTATTCACGGTTGTACGGGATCGCTCCTGTAGTGCTCTTGTAGTCCTCACAATAGTCGAAAAGCACATGTTTCGGAACAAACAGCTTGACCGAAGACTCCTCGGTCAGCATATCGTCAGCCGCCATGCAGACCGCTTTGAGCGTATCGACGGCATTTTCTTTGGTAATCGCCTCAATGACCTTGTAGTTGCCCAACTCTTCAGAAAGTTTTTTGCCATCCAGCTCTTTTTTAGTAATGGTGTCAAAGCCATTGAACAGATCCTTGGAAGTCTCACCCGAATCATTACGGACCGCATTCCACAGTACCATATTCAGGTTCTTGCCCAACTGGGCGGTCAGATACGCCAGCACCTTACGGGTGATCTCGGTATTCTTCAACGCCTCGCCCTTGGTAATGTCGGAACCCCACATGGACTGATAAATCTTGTTCGGTGAGAAATTACGCACGACAGAACCGAAGTAGGTATACAGGGTGCGCGGATTGATCACCACCTCACTGTTATCCTCACGGGTTTCGGAGTACGGTCCGAACTGCATGTCACCCGACAGTTCACCCACAGTCTCGGCATAACGGATTCCCGGACGTAAAGTCATGTGCTGCAAAGAACGTGATAGCCCCAATACAGGCATCTGCAACAACTCCTTACGGTACTTGCGAGCACTCTTCTGAAGATCCTCGCTGGTAATATTCACGCTAACTTGTGCCATATCAAATATAGTCTTTAACTTCGTCATACATGGATGCAGCGGACACCGCATCATTTTTTTCGTCTTCTTTCACACTCGTGGTGGTAGTGTCACCATCGGATTTTTGCAGGTTCTTGATCTGCTCGTCACGCTGTCTGACCAGATCCTTCTGTTCGCCGACCTCCGTCTCCAGCGCATCCAGCCGGTCATTGACAGCCCTAACCTGTTCCTCGGTGAGTATTACCTTGCCATCCGAGTCCTCCACCCCCTCCACATTCAGAAGGGTGTTGATTTTGGTGTAATCTTTTTTCATTTCGGAAACAATAGAAGGGGCGGACTGTTTTTCTTTGGATGAAAACAATCCGTCCAGTTTAGTTAATATTTTGTTTAGTAATTTATGACTATCAGCCGTATCCCGCTCACTCCCGGACGCAACCGGCAAAGGGGACAACCCCAGCATATTGACCTTGCCTTCATAAGCGGCAAGATTGAGCTTATCCTCATCGCCCTCGATGATCTCGTCCACAAAGCCATACTCCAACGCCTCTTGTGCGGTCAGCCACCTGCCCGCCTTCAAAACATCAAGAATATCATCTACCTTTTTGTTGCACTTGGCCGCATACATGTTCGCCAGTACCAGATCGAACTTGTCGTTCTGCAGCTTGTTCTCCTTCAGTTCATCGATGAGCTGTTGGATCTGGTCAGCGTTATACTGCCCCCAGGCATCCACCCAGTTGCTCACCTTGTGCACTAGGAACAGACAATATCTGGAAATGCACACCTTTTTCGCACCCAGTGCTGCAATGGTGGCCGAACTTGCCACCAGCCCATACAGGTAGGCGGTCACGTCTCCATGATCAACAAACTGCTGACGGATATCCAACCCGTCATCAACCGCACCTCCCAAAGAGGAGATGCGGACATTGACAGGCTTGCCTTTCAAGCCTGCCAGCTGATTGCGGACATACTGCTTGGAGTAGCCCCAACGGCCAATGTAATCATCTATGTTCAGGTTATAGGTCATCTTGCTATTTTTTTTGCAAGATTACACTATACCTTATATATATAAAAATACCTAATCCATGATGCGAAGCAAGGGCAGAATACCTGTATAGGTGACCACCATGGCACTTCCGCACCTGGAAGAGGGAGTATCGGGTATAGTATCTGTGGAGGTAATGATGGAATACGGGCGGTCACCTGAACCCAGCATGAAATATTCTCCGGACACAGTTCGAAGCCGGAAGCACAGCTTCTTGTTGCCCACCTCGAACCGTTCAGGCAGGAAAACCGCCAACTTAGATACGAAAACACGCTGTTTGTTCTCGATTTTGTTGCTGACTTCGACCGAAGCCAGTCCGACCATGGGTAACCGGATAAAGTTTGCGACCGGTGGAACCAAGACAAATTGTTTTTTTACAACTGTCATGGCGGCCAGTTCTCGGACTTCACAGTACTCCACGCGGTTGATGTAGTGAATTTCGTTCATAATTGTTCGGTGTTGTTCGCAGTTGTTCGGTGTTGTTCGCAGTTGTTCGGTGTTGTACAAAAACAGGGGTCTTATCCTCTCTTTTTCTTGTTAAAGAACCTAAAAACATGCCTTTCCGATTATAGGCATTGCGCATCCGGTAGTATTTCTGCCGGACTGTCTCTATGTAGTCAATGTCAATGCCATGCATCTCGCACCAAGCCGCAATTGTCTTGTTCAGCCCCACGGAACTGCTGGTCATATCCCCCAGCTCAGACCAGAGATTGCGCCGGAACAGGTCTTCGATGGATTCAACCACCGCCTCTTTGGCCAACGGTCCCAGGTAATTGTACACCGCCGGGTCTTTCGCCTTGGAATCGGGGATCACAATCGCGACCGTATCATCGGACGGCATTTCAGGCAGTTTGTCCGGTGGCAGCTTCTGCAGGAAGCGCCGTATAACCGAGTTCTCATTGCTTTGTGCCGGAAAACGCACCGGATTGCCCAGCGAATGTGTCAACCACTGAGCCAGGTAACGCTCCAGTTTAATATAAAACACGAAATCTTTCATAATCAAAAGTTTATCTACAAATATACACATTTTCAGTTGTACATAAAAGAGAATTATCTGAAAAATGCGCTTGGAAAAGTGCCCAGGAACAGATTTTCTTGTATTTTAACAACACGTGTGCATTTGCCTAGGAACATATATCAGTATGTTTTTATTGTATCTCCGGTATAGTTTGATTCGCCCAGAAATTTATGCGTTTTTGAAACCCTGCGTTTTCCAATGCCAACATACTGTAAACCATCATATTACAAAGTCACAAAATCAAAAAAGCATTTTGAAACCGGGTACACAATTTTGTAATCTTGCATCTTTGCGCCAACCTACATTTGAGCTGTTACAAACTACAAAAATTTTGTAACCGATCCGCAACCATTTTTGCAACCGACTTGAAACCGACATAATCCCCTATTTCTTAATTATTTATCTTTTCTTTCCTACTTTGGGTACAAAGTTACAAAGTTTTAGTACGAAAAATAGAAAGAGGACGGAGAAACAGCGGGCAACCACGCCATCGGTTGAAAAATGCAAAGGGCCGGTCGGTTATGTATCTTTACATGGTGCAGGAAGAATAGAAAAAGGGCGTGTATGTTCGGTAATGGAACATACACGCCCATGGGCACAATGATACAAGGTTGCAATCATCCAAGTCTTTTTTTTCGGGAGCAGGGGAAAAGCTCCGTCCGACGAATTTTGGTATAGTCAGCATTGAGGTCGTAACATCGCCAATGCCCTTCGCTGCGCATGAATTCGCCAACGGTGACGAGCATCCAGCGTTGCTTGTCTCCATCAGCCCTCAGGTTCATGCGCTGCCCGGGCTGCATCTCGGCCAGGAAGTTATATAGCTTCAGCATATACTTTGACGCCTCTTTGTCGGCCATCAGCGCGTGAACATATTCGTCTGAGCGCTTAATGAGGTCAGAACGGATTTCCGGAGGCATCATCTTCTATGTTTGCATTAAAGTTGAGTTCGTCAATGGTGCTTCCAACCGACTGAAGGTATATCATATCTTCACTCTTGCCGTCAACCTTGCGCGTGATACGGTCGGAACCGTTGCGCATACTCTCCGGATTCAACATTTGAACGTAAGGACATAAGGCTGCAAAGCCCTTGAGCGCCTTGGTAAACCTCTGCATAGACCAAAATGTATTTGTGACCTTTGCAAAATCCTTGAAGTCATCGTATGCCTTTTTGCGGACAATCAACCTGTCTAAGTTGCCACTGTCCTTTGCAAAGTAAGTATTCGCCCACGCCTCGAAATTGTCGCCCATATCCGCCTTGTGCTTGCGCTTCATGATGTTACCCATGGGCGGTTGTATCTTAATACCGGAATGGACGGTGCTCAGATAGAACTGAAGGCAGCGGGCAAAGAAATTCAAGTCGGCATTCCACTCTGATTCTGTGTAATCCGTTTGGGAAAAGAGATTTTTGCCAAAATCATCATAGATTGAACGAGTCTCTAAATAGTCGTTTTCATCAGTTTTTTGGTGATAATAATCAGAAAATACCGTATATATCAACCGGGCATCGGAACTGGAGTCGAAGTTGCCTGGCACGTAATTCGTGCTGAAAGCGAACTTCGGACTGCTCTCAAACTCGATATAGAAAGAATGGTTGTTTTTCGGATTGACTGTCATACCTCCTGTGATACTGTCGTAAAACAAACCGGTATCCAAGTAACGGTGACAGTCATCAACGATGATGAAGTCGGTGTGCTGGTTGACTTGCTCAAACACGTGATTATTGTCCATCAGTTTCGGATTCCGTCCGGACAAGACTACAGTACGAAGAAACTGCTTCAGGGAAGTCAGGAAAAAGGACTTGCCTGAACGCCCATTGCACTGCCCCTCTTCGCCAATCTTGTTGTCCATGGCATACACCGCCCATGCCCGTGAGGGCGACTTGTATCGGTGAAGGTTATAGCCAACCGCGAAGATCTTATTCACGAAATTCTGCTTTTGTTCATGAATCTCTTCGGCACTGAGCAATGGACCGGCCAAGTCGAATTTATGTTCCGCCCGGTAGGCGGCCGCCTGGTCCTGGTCTTTGTCCGCCCACAGTTCTTCTAACTCCTTGCGCCAATGAACACGGCTGGAGTTGATAAGATAATCCATGTAGTGACTGTCATGTGGGTTGACGGTTACATCCCAACTCCCATCAGCTGCCCGTTTAATCGTGAAAGGCTCCGGCAGCACTTTCACCTTGTGGGGGATGATGTTGTTCGTCCAAACATACACACCACCCGCCTCTTTGACCTCTTCGATGCCGGAGCCTGTAATCTTCCAGTTCACATTGTCGAAGAACATGGTCTGGCTGTTGAACGTGTGTGCGGTGAAATTCAGGTCAATCTCATCGAGCATGGACAAGCCGCTGCCTCCGACACGTGGAGAGTCCAGGATCAGATTGCGTATATCGACAGGCAGGAACCGGCGCATGGCATCACTCTTCAGAAACGACACAATGTCGCCCGCCTTGATCTCGCTGACCTTGAATCTGTCCACATGCACATAGCGGGGCGTATCACTATTATCATCCTTCAGAATGTAATAGCCGTTCAGTCTGAGAAAATAATGCAGGTATGACGAGTTGACCGTATAGGTCTTGTTGCCGTTGCGCTGCCCGATTTTCTCCTCCCAGTACTGGGCAGGCATAGCCAGAGCCAGCAAGTTGCGGAAATCCTCATTGGACGGGTGCAGTTCTACATAATCACGGAAGTCCTTGCGCGGCTTGCCCCGGCGGTCACGGTACCGCCCCAAGGATTGGGGCAGCCACACGGTATAAATGTGCAAAAATTCCAAAGCCAGTTCCGTGCCCTTACGGATGCCTGTACCATCAATGTCGGGGATATTATAGAGACGCTTCACGTATTTCATGATCTCTTTTATTTCATCAGGTGTGATCTTTTGCGTCTCACTGTTGAACCACAAGGGATAATACCCCAATGCCCGGACACACAGCGCATCACGCTCACCGGAGCAGATGAACGCCTCTTCGAGCTTCTGCGATATGTAAGGCTTGCCCTCATTGGCCGGATCATCAAAAAACTGCGTTTCTTGTGAAGCGTTCCATTTTGCCCAAGCGGCCTTCAGCTCGTACAGTCCATTGGTATAATACCGGGGCTTGACGCCATCAGGCGTATAGCTGAATCGCCACTGTTTGTCCGGATTCAACGGCTCATAAATCTTGTAGAAAGATTTTTCGCTCTCCGGCTTGCCGTCCGCTCCGGGAATGACACACTGACGCATCAGAATCGGGTAAGTCGGTGTGGTGTATTTGGTGGTCACCTCACGGTTCTTGACGTAGCTGATTGACTTTGCCACATGCCAGTGCAACGCATCGCAATGCTCCTGTTTCACACGAGGGCCCAGTATGGCAAGCTGCTCAGGAGTGAACGCTTCTTCAAGTTCGAAGAACCGGGAACCTTCAGCTTCATCAGCCGAAGCCGGCCTCTTGCGGATATCAGGCTTGTTGACTGAATGCTTCAGTTCGTCGGAAACATTATAGCGCGCAGCCAGCAAGACAACGGCCTCGCCAAAACTGACGTGCTCCTCCCTCATGCAAATATCAATCGGGCTGATAGCCGTTCCCTGGTCACCAAAATCGGTCACCTTGTAACAATCACCGTATTTGCGAATGCATGCGGACGCATCGTCTTCGTCCGGACGAATCTTAAATTTCTTACGGTTGTCAACACATCCCTCGGCCTGTGGATAATAATACAAAATGATATCCAAACCGTCATGAGAAGCGGCATATATATCTGAAGCTTTTATCATAGAGTCTTATATTAGCGGTACAAAATTACAGAGTTGCATTTTTTTCGGAAAGACCGGCTCCTCCCTTTGTCCTCAGGGGAATGTCATAGTCTCTCTTGCGGATGTTATGCGTGCCTGCATAGCAGCGTCCGTACCCGTCCCAAAACGCGCGCCTGCCTGTCGGAATCCGGCACATCACTCCATTCACCAGTTTTCTTCTGGACACGCGAATGGTGCCTGTCACCTTACGAACCTCACCGGAATGGCTGGTGAGGAAAAACCAGGAGAAGGACACCCCCTCGGGTTGTGCCTGCTCCCATTCCCGGATAGTATATAGCCTGTATTGATTCACCATCAGAACTTTGTTTTTAGTGATTCTATAAAACAACCCATCACACGCATGTGTACACCTTTGTGCTCTTTCAGATTTTCAGGACTGCCGGTTATTGTGATCTTTATCTCTTCACCAGCCCAATCTATATGTAGCGAGGCGACCAATGTCTGCGTGCCGTCTTCCACAGTAACCGTAACCGTTTCTTTGACCGGAAGAAGTTCTTCAGCCAGCACCCATCTGCCCTCCCGTTCTCCTGGCCTGCACACTTCATAACGGATGTGCTTTTTTCCATTCAACACAAAGAATGTACTGTCTGCTATGGTAGCAATGGTGTTATCGTTCAGTCTCACCTTTTGTCCTTTTTTCATAAGTTCTCCTTTCTAATCTTTTTATTTTCTAGTATTTCAATACATTTTTTTACTCCAGCATCAAATCCTTCCCCATAGTTCTTGATATGCTCACCTGAAACATATATAGTCATTGACAGCCAAAAGAGCAGGATGCCTACGGCCTTATACCAACAAGGTAACGAGACGGAAAACGGTTTGAATGTTATTGTAAGTTCACCAACCCCTAATAGACCTATTATGAGTATGGCTGTAAATAAGATTGTTTTCATTTTTAATCAGTTTTGAATCAAACTAGGCCGGCCCACTCATTAATCGTAGCATTCAAAGCCCCCATAACAAGCATCTTGTCACTTTCATCATACTCCATCAGCACCTCCACCGTCCGGTAACCATTACAATCATCGAATTCTTTTCCTGTCTGAATATTGACAGGAAGATCATTCTCATGGACTGCTTCAAGCCACGCCTCGAGCAATCCTTTAGATCGGAAGAGCGTCGTGTAGGGAAAGAGTG